GGTTAACACAGTATTTCAAAAAACTACATAAATTCTAAAAATAATTTTTGTAAATCGGGTGAATATTCTTTTGTCATACTAACTATATAGTTTTCTTTTCTTTAGTTCAATTTTTAAACGACTCGTTTCACGTGCATCAATAATGCACTTGAGTGTAAACAATTTGCCATACTTGTGAACTGCTTCACTGGCATCTTTACAGTCTTCGAGCCAGGTGGGAAAGCTCACAGTCCATCCATATTCAATTGCGTTGTTGATTAGCTTTGCTCCTGCCCGATCTGCATCTGGTACCACAACCACTTCTCTACCGAGACTGTCAATTATGTCGGCTTGTGTTTCACTACACTCGTTACTCAATATGGCCACACCATCTACCGCCATGGCATCAAACGGCCCTTCGGTTACCAACACAAATCTACTGCCCGGCAACTGCCGATCCACATTGAACACATAGTTGGGTTCATAGTGACTGTAGTATTTGGGTTTGACTGTGTCATTGAATGTTCTGGCGGTATATCCAATCGTTTTGTTTTTCCAAGTAAAAGGAACAATAACACGTTGGTTTAAATTGTATTGTGTTTCCGGAGTCCAGTATATGTCGTACTTGTTTAGGTTAACACGTTCAGCCGAATACATCACTGCTTCATGATAGTTGGCATCAACCGGATAGTTTTCGCTTTCGGATCGCAATTTATAAAACGCTTCCCATTGTGTCAGCTCCATGGCTTGTTCAGGTAATGATCTTGGCTTAAAGATAATTTCTTCAGCAGGCTCTTGTATTGTTTCGGGTGCCGTTACTTCTTGTATACGGATAGCTTCTATTACCAGGCGCTTGATGGTATTTTCGTCAGCACCCAGCCAAGACAACAATTTCCTAAACTTGTAGCTGAGATGCCGTCCAGGCACATAACTGGCCTTGAAGTTGCAATTGAAACAGTGATAGCTCACACTGCCGTTTGGATTGGCAATTAGGCCGCCACGACTGCGAGTATCTGCAGTTTCGCCTCTGTGATGACAACAGGGTGCGTGAAAACTGATCCAACCACTGGCACTGGTCTTGCGTTTGCCGGGAAGCAATTGTGTTGTTGTGTCTTGGATTACATTAAACATCTTTATAGTATACAGGAATATTTGGAATTGTACAAATTTTTAGAGTGCCGATATGCTCTTAATAAGTACTGTACTATGACATTAACTGCACATCATTTTTTCCCAAGTCCGGTCTACATTGACGAAAAACCCGAATTTTTAACAGCCGCTACGGTGGTTGTGGGTGAATACTTAAAAGAGAGTCGAGCCAACAAAAAAGATCCCGATCCGTTGTATCCGTTACAAACCAACGGCATATCGGGCGAACCGGTCCTGGCCCAATTCAATCAGTACATAGCACAAACTGCCTGGGATATTTTGCGTGATCAGGGATTTGTTGTCAACAACATGGGCACATACATTAGAGAAATGTGGGCGCAAGAACATCTTCAGTATCAAGGACATGACGAGCATGTACATGCTCATGGTGATCAAATATCGGGATTTTACTTTGTTGATGCTCCGGAAGGTGCCTGTACTGTGGCCATACATGATCCACGTCCCGGTAAATTACAAATCAATCTAGAAGAAACTGATAAGGCCAAAGTAACTTTGGCCAGTGCTTCTGCAATTTTTGTACCCCGTCCCGGGCAGATATTTTTTATTAACAGTTGGTTGCCTCACAGCATTACTCGAAACGTCACTACCGCGCCAACAAGATTGATACATTTCAATCTTACCGTGGGCCCTGCTCCCAAAGCTGATGGGCCCACAGTGGTATAAATTATACCGGTGCGGCGTTACCGACCCAGTCCCACACCTGTTGATGATCTTCCCAGTTTAGGTTTTTAGCATAGATTGTGGCTTGTTGTTGAGCCAATTCTATATTGCCAAATTCTGCTGGACTCGGAAATCTCTTGGTATCAGTGTTGCTGACTGTTACGTTTGCTTTTGCACTGTGTGCTGTGATTGTAAATTGTGACATTTCTTTTTCCTTTATTATGGAGTTACTACTATTAGTTCGCCAGTTACGTTGTTGTAGTAAACTGGACTAAACCCGCTGGGAGCGGTGCCGCCTGTTACTGTTCTTAATGTTTGTATGACTGTTGTACCAACACCGGCACTGTTGGCCGACCCTGGTGTTGCATTAATTACAATACTGAATGGATGTTGTGCATAATGAGCAGCATATGGACCAATTGCAACTGCGCCGGTATTTTGTTGACCCTTAAAGCTATATGTGCCACTCAAGGGATCGGAATTGGCCATGCTTCCACTAAATGTGATTGTGTTAGCATTATGATCAACACTATTTACAAATATACTGGTATTGGCAAAATTTCCGCCAGTCATAAACATACCAGGATATATACCACCAGCGTTGTCTACTGTGATGGTGTTTGATCCATCACCGCTGACATAGGTGACTGTGACCGTGCTTGGAGTTCCTGATGCAGTTCCGTAGCCAACGGCCACTGCACCATTTTGTTGGCAATTTCTTGCTGCACAAGCACCTGCCGCAACTGCGTACTCACCTTGATGTTCAGTTGCTGCACTGTATCCGACTGCAACTGATTTGGCACTTTGACAATAACGTCCCGAATATGAGCCAACTGCAACTGCTCCATCACCTTGGGTATTTCCGGCAGCCAAGTGCCCAATTGCAACTGCACTAGGTCCTTGGTGGTAAGCACCAGCCGAACGACCAATTGCCACAGATACATAACTCTGTTGGCAACTGCCGGCTGATGCACCGATTGCAACTGAATGTTCGGCTTGGTGGCATCCGCCAGCATAGCACCCAACAGCAACAGATCCAGCCCCTTGGTAACATTCTCCAGCTTCGTCGCCAATGGCAACTGCAGCGCAACCTTGATGTGTGTACCCGGCATAGTAACCGACTGCAACTGCAGCGCAACCTTGATTAAGATATGCAGTATAGGCACCAATTGCCACCCCATATTCAGCTTGGTTACAGTATCCAGCATAATTGCCAGCAGCAACTGTATATGCTCCTTGATAAACCTGTCCGGCACGAGCACCGATTGCAACTGCAGCAGTTCCTTGATGACAACCTCCGGTAAGATGTCCAATTGCCACTGCACTGACTGCTTGATGACATACACCGGCACTACGACCAATAGCCACTCCAAGATACTGTTGATGGCAAAGTCCGGCACATTGACCTATTGCTATTGCATGATGACTTTGAAAGCATTCGCCAGCGTAGTTACCGATTGCAATCGACTGCGATCCTTGGCATTCATTACCAGCATAACCGCCAATTGCTATACTATTGGAACTTTGACCAACTGCACCTGCAGCAGTACCGATATTGATATCACCGTTGGCGTTTGCACCAGCACCGGTATAGGCCAAACTGTTCCAGGCAGTGGTTCCGTCACCGTATTTGACACGGTTGGTATCACTTTCAAAACCGGGCTCGCCCAGGGCCAGTACCGGATTAACTGCTGACCAATTTGCAGCCGTGTCGTGTCTTACTTTGATTCTTGTTGTCATATTTGTTCCTCTATTGGTGCGTTAGCTATGTCTAATCGTTCTATACGTTTCTCTACGTAATCTCGCATGTATTCTACTGAATATGGTTGTTCTTGTAATCTCAAGCCTTGAATGTACTTCGGATCAATTCCCGCAAATTCCTCAATTGCTCTTGGTGTCTCATTGTGTTTCACAAACTTCATGTTCTCAATCGGATACATGTTGTTGAATCTGTTGCTGGTCAATATACCGTTAGCAAACAGGTTCAAGTGATACTGTGTCCATACGTTGTAGTAACGTGTGGGTGTGTCGACCACAATTTCTTTACTGACCAGTGTAATCTCTTTGCCGTGTTCGTTAAAGGTCACAGTTCCCACTGGAGTTTCATCCTTGACCAGATAGGTAAATCGGCCTGCTTGTTTGTTAAACACATGGTGTCCCACTGTTTGTAGCACTGTGCCGTCACTGAATGTAAAAATGTTACGTCCATTGGTTTCTTCGGCCTGTTTGATCCAAATTGGGTGTGCTTCGCTGAATTCGCCTAGATCAAAGTTCCAGGTGCGTATCAATTCGCCATGCTGAATAGTTTCGATTGCGCGATGTGTGCCATCGGCCATGGTGATCATGGTGCCTTCTACTAGACAAGGACCTCCCCCTAGCTCTTGTGTGTATGGGGCAGCATAGTGGGTGTAACCGGCACTGTCAACCACAAAAACCACTATGTTGACCACTTGCCACCACAGTTGATAATCAACCCCAATGGTGTACGAGTTGGCACCTTGTGAGTAAGGACCTGCCGTTGCAGTTTGCGTATGATTGGTTGTTTGTCCTATTAGGATCACGCCGGCCTCAGTGGCATAAAAATTGTCAATATGGTAATTGACAGTTATCTCACCAGTGCCCGACATTGAACTTTCGTCGATGCTGACAAATTCTATACCAGGAGTTCCAGTATAGGCCAAGCCGCCATCCAATAGTCCGTCACGAGCTGAATTGTAGTTGAAACTGGCATCTCCACCATCTATATAGTAGGTGGTTGTATTTTGCTCAAATGCTGCCGCCCCGCTCCAGCGATCACCAGTCCAAGTATAAGTCACGCCGTTGACGCCTACATATTCTTGTCCGGTTGCAGGGCTTGGTGGAAAATATATCATTTTTGTGTCCTATCTTGTATTTATATCCCGTAGGTGGAATGGAATGTTGTGAAGTTTTGGTTTACTTCTGCACTGGTTAAAGCTCGATTATACACACGCATTTGGTAATATGTACCAGTAAGGTTATCGGTGGGAGTACTTGCAGTTCCTGTACTATTAGGGTGTCGAGATCCAAAATTCAATCCAGTAGTACCCGCACCGCCACTGGGCGAACTAAATGATCCAGATGACGGAGTTTGGACAACTCCGTTTAGATAAAATGTAAAAGTTGTACCAGTTAGCGTAAATGTGTATTGTTTGACCACGCCGGGATTTGAAGATATTGTATAAGCATAGCCACCAGGTACTCCGCCGGCTACCATGATTGTACTACTGTTCCAGTATGCCCAATAACCTTTTGTACTGTAAATGTCATTGCCCCACAGAGTGGACCAATAAGTAACTGCAGCCGGCTGACACCACATTTCAACAGTAAATGCAGTTCCCAAATTGTAAGAAGTAGCAATAACTTGAGAACTTACTGCTGATCCCATCACAATACCACCACCATTGGTTGCGGTGTAAGTTAAAGTTCCGCTACCGGTTGTTACCAAGGTGGCATTATTTCCATTACCAGTGGCATCAGTCCAGGTGGTGCCCGAACTTGGAGCAGTGGCCAAATTCATCACTAGACCCGAGGTCACCAGTCCCGATGCCGGCGCCGGATTAGATATTGTGACACCGGGAGTGATTGTGAGTCCAGACAGTATCATTATCTAACCCAGTACCAGATGATACCAGGGCTACTTACTCCGGTATCATTTTGCCATGGTGCTGGGCTAAAGCTGGCATCATAGTCCATTAATGATCCCCACCATGCTCCGGGATCATCGTGTGTTGTGGTTAAAATTGCTTCGCCTGCTAGACCTGGGCTGTTGGTAGTAAACCAAGGCATACGCTTTTCTAATCCGTTGTTGTTATAGTCCCAACTGCCAAACTTGGTTTTTACTGTGATGTTTTGACGGAAGCCATTACCTGTAGAAATCACAGCATTGAACCCATCAGTACTATACTGTGTGCCACCAAAATACGGGCCCGATCCTTGTGCGGCGTAAGCGGTTAGATCAACTTGACCTGTAAAGCTATAGGCTTCATTAGTTGTAAAAATGCCGCCATTGCTATTACGAGATACTGCTTCTAACATATAGTCAAATCCGCTGGCACTGCGCTTGATATAATCTGCCCAACCAATAATACTGTAGTTGATACTACCCAGTGAGCTAGGCGGCGATGTAGAGTTGCGTAGTAAGGAAGTTTGGTACGTCCAGTCTGGATTCATATTCTGCATGATCAAGGTCCAGCCACCACCGTCTGTAGTCATGTCAGCATAGATCTGGAATGGTGCACCACCGTTGATGTTGGCGTTGCGTATCCAGTATAAGCCATCTGGTGAGTTGGGGTAGGCCTGTTTGATTGCCCAAGCACTGGTGCTGGGATCACTACTGGTCAAGCCAGTGGGTTTGGTAAATCTTGCCAATTCGGTTTTGTAGTTTTTAGTAACACCAAATTGCCCAATATCTCGATTGTACATGCGAACCACAGCCAATCTACCTCCCCAAAAATCCAGTTCGTCCCAACGAGCCATTAGTCTTATGCCAGCATTGCTGCTGTTGTCAAGACTTGATGCACTGACCGATTCAACTAGTCGTCCATTTATATAAAGTCTAATTGTGGCACCATCGTAGGTGCCCACAATATGATACCAATGTCCAAGTGGAAATGCGTATGCCGGAGTAGCATGCCATCCGGTACTGGTACCGCCATTGCCATCATAGTATCCTACCGACAGTCCAGGTTGGCCAACGTCTACTCCCAAGGCATAGTTTAACGATCCTCCGGTGTAAATTTCAGTTATGATTGCCGGCGCCGGCCCGGTTGTACCATAATCATAATAGTGCCATGCTTCTATGGTCCATGTGGTCATGGTAGATAGACTAGATGAACACTGGGCATAGTCACTGGTACCAGGATTGAAGTCTATGTATCCGCCGTTGTTGCTACTGTAGGTGGGGCTTCCGTACAAGGTAAAAGTTCTTGAGCCAATGGTGTCGGTCCAGGTTGTGCCTGAACCGGGATAGCTGGCGGTATTGCCAGCATCAAGATACAGTTGTAGGCCAGTTTCGGTTATTCCTGGCGACACCGAACTTGCTTGTAAATTTTTGAGCGTGGCGTTTTTGATTTGCATGTTATACCCCGAACTGTGTTCGTAATGCTCCGTAGTTTTGGCCAATTTGTGTCGGAGTCAGCTTGGTGTTGTACAAGAACAAGTTGGCCACGTAACCCCATGGTTGATCATTGGCACTTTGTATATTGCCCCAGGCATAGTGATATTGTCCGGCAACTGATTTAGCTACACTTGATCCAACCTGTTGTCCATTAATGTAAAATGTTTGTCCACTAGCATCACCTACGGTGACAAACTGCGCCCAAACATTACCATAGGCTGACATATCATAACCCGAACTATTAAATCCAGTGTTGCCAGGAAGATTGTCCCACATGCCCAAAGTATTGGTTCCTGTGTTGATAATCATAGCGTGTCCACCAGTATTGTATGCTCTAAATAGAGTTCTATAAGCCGCGGTTGAGGATTTTACACGGGCCCAACTGATATAGGTAAAATTGGTGGCTATTGGTATTGTGGTTGAATTGGCTAGTATAACCTGTCCAGTGTTGCTACAGTTGAAACATTTCACACCACTCAACGTAGTGTAAAGATTACTATTGCTAAGAGTATGAGTATAGCCATTGCCCGACAAATCGTTCAAGGTAGTTCCTGTACCTGAGTAACTTGAGGAGTTGTTGGCATCAAGCCAGATGGACAAATTCTGTGTGGTGATGTAAGCATCGGCCACTGTAAGTCCTGTTAATTTTACACCACGTATGATCATATTACCAATCTATTCTTAGTTGACGTACCCAGTTTTGAGCAGTACTACCTCCAGTGTATGCCGCTACACCAAAGTAATTCCCAACTGGAGTCCAACTACCAATGTTAACCGATCCTTGATATATCTCATTTAAATATACTTCTAACATACGGTTGCCGTTTTGTATCTTGCGAATCTTTAGGGTCAAGTTGTAGAAACTGGTGTAACTGGCGTTCCATAATGTAACTCCAGAGGTTACATAGTTACCGTTACCAATATAGGGAATATTAGTTTGTGTACTATTAACATAAACCTCAAACTGACTTGCACTACTATAATAATGGTTCATTACTGCGATACCACCATAAGTGTTAGTATTGCCGGGATTACCTGTTATAGCAGCATTAGATCCAAAGTAGATCCATTGTCCATCTGCACCAGTGCCTCCACTAGCAGCAATACTAGCAGTTATAACCATATCATAGTTATAGTTTATAGTAGAACTGTTCCAGTTAATGTAGCCAGACTGTGTAGTAGTTGTTGTAGTAAGTTTTAATCCGTATGCCTGTGCGGTATCCCAATTGGCATTGCCACCAATAGTACCAATTGGGGTAAATGAACTTAGTGCCACGTTACTATTTGCTTGCCAAGTGTCCCACAAGAAACGTGTCTTGGGTCCGCTTGTGCCAGTGACTATTACGTTGCCGGCAGTCACGTTACCAGTATATGTAGCACTAGTACCAATACTGTTTCCGTATTGAGTACCAACGATATTACCAGCATAGATGTTACCAGTCATTGCAATAGTAGACGAAGCATTTGCCATCACAATGTCGCCACCACCAGGAATTACCAAATTGCCGGTGGTATCAAATGTATATGAGTAATTGCCAGCCACTAGTGTCACATTGCTGGTTGTTCCGTAAATGTTGGCATATCCATTGGCTGTAATACCAGTCAATGCTGATCCATTGCCCACAAAGTATGCAGCGGTTGCATTGCCGGTTACAGTAATGCTTGATGTACCGTTTAGGGTCGACAGTATAGTTGTGCCATTGGAAACTATGTTGGCATAGGCAGGGATTGCAATGTTGCCATCCATGCTGAACAACCAGTTAGCCACACCCTGACCACTATAGTTGGGATTGTAATTGCTTAGGATAACTGTAGAACCAGCGCCACCCGGTAAGGTCAACACATCGCCGTTCTTGTATCCCGTGCCGGGATTGACTATAACGTAGGAGTTGGGATAACCACCTGTGGCACCATAATTGGCTGTCATGCCTGTACCTGAACCACCTGTTAGTGATTGGTTAAGATACGGAGGACTGTTATATCCGCCTGCACCACTATAGGTACTTAGAAGATTCCAGGTACCTTGAGCACGTACTGATATATTGCCAGTGTTGTTTCCAATGTTGCCATAACTGTAAAGGTTGCCGTTGAATACTGCTGAGCCTGCGGCAGAACCTACGGTAATTGTAGTCGCATTGGTGAATATTGAAGCAGAAGTTTGATTGGTTGTGATACTGGCTGAGGTATTAAGTGCTAGGCCATTGGTGGACGTTAGGCCAACACCAGTGACAGCCCCAGCACTAGTGATACCAACTGAGTTATATGTAGTCAATGCGGTACTGGTTAAAGCCATTCTAGTGCCCATGCCAGCTACTGCGTTAGCAGTACCGCTACCCTGTCCGTTCCAATAGAAGCTACCTCCGTCTATGTAAAACTGTCCAGCACCATTAGAGTAGGTGTTGCGAATATACATAGCGCCGTTGCTACCAAAGTAAGCGTTGTTTAGAATCTGTGTGGCTGATAAGTTTGTACCCGTGCCTGTACCAATTGTTGTATTGTTACCAACAAATAATTGTGTTATGTTAGCCTGTGTAGGATATGTGTTAACGTTGCCCAATGCAACAATACTATTAGCACTCAACATTGAAACAACGTTGGCATTGCTGTATGTTGTTCCGCCGCCTCCCACAAACGCGGTACCGTTGGCATAGAAGAATCCGGTGGCCAACACGTTACCAACAAATAAGTTGCCCTGTATGCCGGCGCCGCCTGCTACCTGTAGTGCACCGGTTGTGGTACTGGTACTTGGTGTTGTTCGATACAGTATCAAGCCCACATTGCTCTTGAAACGTGCCTGTTGATTGACCAAGCCTTGACCGTTGGTACTGATCACCACGTCGGCTGCAGTATCTGTTGTAATTAATAAATTACCGTTGTTGCTGGCAGTTCCAGTCACCAACAAATAGCCATCTAGTGGATAGTTGAGTTCGTTTCCGGTACCACCAACAAACCCGCTGCTATTGATACCCATGTCAATAAAGCCAGCATTGCTATTACCAATATCGGCAGTTGCAACAAAGTCGGTACTTGCTCGAGTACCCGAGTTGATATTTTGATGATTTATCTGTGCATAATCATTAAAGTTTGTGCTGGCCTGTATAACTGTTTGCGGCTGATACGAATACCCAGAAACAATACCAGCGTAAATTGCGCCAAAGCCGGCTATGTTACCAGTAAAATTACCGGTTTGTATATTTTGCACTATGGCATTGCCCACATAGTTTATATTACCCGAAATAGTCAAGTTCCCTGCAGTCAAGTTGCCCGAATAAGACGGCAAGTATGTGGTCAAGTAGTTAGATACTGATGTATTAAACGGAGTCTTAAATGTGCCGAGCGGAACTGTTTCCCAAATTGTGGGTTGACTTGGGTTGGTCAATGTGGCTGTACCACCACCAGCTTGCCCGTATCCGGTGCCAACGAATGTAAGTTGCCAATTACTTCCACTATCTGTCACAGTGGCAATAGTCCATGGACCATATCCACTATTGTTGCTAACAATCCAGCCCACTTGTGGAGTTGGGTACGACCCTTTAGCAATAAAAATTGTGTTACCGCTAGCGCCCTCCCAGCCCACGGTATAGTAGTTTGGTACAAAGGTACTTGTACAATAGTACAGGTAGTTGTTGTCTACACGTATTGCACCGGCAACATCACCCAAAGCACCAACTGAGGAACTGGGAGCCGACCCAGTTACCACCAGGTTGGCAAACGAGCCGAGTGGAGTCTTGAACGAACTGAACGGAATTGATTCCCAAATTGTGGGATAGACCGGATTATAGAATGTAACTGCTTGTCCTGTAATTACACCATTGTTTCCTATATATGCAGATTCTATGCCCCACGTTGATCCATTATCAACAACACCAGTGATAGTTGTTGTGCTATTATATCCGCCCATACCATCAGGTGCATGAGGATATGTGTCTCCGGTTATGGTCCAACCAATTTGTGGTTCAGGATAGCTGCCTTTGTCAATGTACCATATGCCATTAACATATTGTGTTTGTGACGTTGCTGAATAGTGTTGATCCGCATAAGTTGCGGTACAGTGGTACAGATAGTCGGAGTCAACTCGAATCATACCAGCAGTATCACCGGCACTGCCAGTTAACGCTACAGGTGCACCTCCTGTGATAGTCAAGTTACCTACATTAACTGTACTAGAAGACAAATAAGCAGTCACATTGGAATTACCGTAACCGGTATAGGCTGTGGTTTGTGTTGAGTTGTCTGGGAAGGTCAGGGCACCTGTGTTATCAAACTGCCATCTGTGGCCGTAGCCAGGTTGATCTGGAATAGAATCACCAGTACCAATAACTATGTTGCCGTTATTTGTTCGCACATACTGTGCATCGTCGCCAAGGAACAAACTGGTTTGACTCAAATTGCCCGACGTCAGATGCAGGTGATTGCCCTCTACTATGGTAGGATAAACCTTTAGCAATTGATTGGGATCGGTACCGCCAGCTGGTGTGAACAACATGGCCTGTCCTACTCCGCTAGGACTGGCGCCTTCGCTGATGGTACTGAGACTGGGTAGTACCAAATTGGCATTGCTGTAAAATCCCCAATTGGTGGTGTCAGCAGTGATGGTTACATTGGTGCCAAGACCAATTATGTCATTGCCCATGAATGTGATATCACCGGTATTGACAGTTCCACCCGAGATACCGTTCAAGATACTCATGCCATTGGCATAGTTGATTGAGGCAGAGTTTGTTGGTAAAGTTATATTACCGTTCTGACCAAATTCCCACGTCAAATCGCTGGTATTTTTGTTTGACTTTAGATATAAATTATTACCAGCAGACACAGTAGTATCATTTAAATAAACATTTAATCTATCATTGCCGGCCACTTTAACAATAAAGCCAGATCCCACTGTGGCCAGCATGTTAGCACCACTATCAACATTTAAAGCCCCATTGATTGTACTGCCACTATCAGGACTGAATACGATGGCCTGTGTACCATCTGCCGAATTCACAATTAAGCTGCCCGGGGTTATCAATTGACCAGTGGTGTTAAATGTCCATGTGTCACTGCCGGCATACAACTTGATACTGTTTGCACTTGACATCCAAGTTGTCGAACTATCTATACCAATAGCATACTGATATTGCCCGGGGTATAAGTTTATACGATTGCCGCCGGCGGTGCCAGGAGCACCAACTGTGGTTGAACTAAATGATATCGAATTAGGTAATGTTAGTATGCCAGCGTTATCAAAATAGTAATTATAAGATCCGGCTGTTACTTCAGTAGACCCTGGCGAGGTAATAGCTACTGATACTGCCCCTTGTACGATAAGACCCGAATCTTCATAGATTGTGGATCCGTTGCCTGGAGTCCATGTGATGCCGCCTGATATGTTCATGGCACCAACTGCCACGGTGCCGGTTGTTGTAATACCATGACTGCCAAATGCACTCAATAACGATATTACGTTGGCATCAGTATAATTACTACCGCCACCACTGCCACTCACTCGACTACCATTGACCAACAAGTTACCGGTACTGTCAACTGTGAGTGTACCGCCCGGAAATGTGATCACATTACCATCATCAATTGTGATGTTGCCAAGATAGAAACTGGGTGCCGGAGCCACAGTGGGATTGGCATCTACCCACACAGTGCCAATGTTGGCATACATTCTACCGTCTGTGGTGTCATACCATAATGATCCTGTGCCAGTTGTGGGCGCAACATTGCCAACGTTGGCCGATTGCCCGCTCCAGGCAGTGGTTTGTCTTGTGCTGTCCGGGAATGTTATGCCACCAAGTTTGTCAAACGTCCATACATTTCCACCACCGGTAAGAAAATTTGTACCAATATAGGCCGCGTAGTTGTCGGCCTCGATCCATTGATCGCCGGTGTGGCTATTAATGCCGGCATAATCACTAGAGCCAGCACCAGCGCCAATACTTGTACCGCGCCCGTCACCGTAGGTATCACCAATAACTCCACCTTGTGGTGTTGTTATCTCACCGTTGGTGCCAAATGTCCAAGTTTGAAATGGAAGGTCGGCGCCATCATTTACTGTTAGGTGAACCGGATACCAACTATTAATACCCAATTGACCGCTACCGCCCAGTCCCGGTACTTTATAGTCGACGTTACCGGCTAAAGATAAAGTACCATTGGAACCCAATGATACAGTATAACTACCATTAACTAATGTACTGCCGGTGCCCCCACCTCCACCGCTGATACCGGCCAGAATGCTTTGACCGTTGGCATATACTATGGGATTGGCCACGTCGGCCAGCACCAATTCTCCGTACTGATTTAGATGTAGCAGTCCGCCCGGTGTGTGCACAGTAATTGCTCCTGTGGTTTCAACCTTGATGCCGCCGGTGTTGGCATGATTATACATGCCCACATCACCACTATATCCATTACCAGTAATGCCGTAGATGTTGGATGTGGTTATCACATCAGGAATTATGGCAGTGACTGGAAACTGTGCTAGATAGTCAGCCACGTTGGCATTGCCGTACAGTTCCATTGATGTAACTACAGCAGTCAAATTGGCCACATTACTTGACAAGTTGCCAAAATCACTAGCTGTGGTCAGCAAGTGTCCGCCAGCTATGTTTCCATCTTGTACTCTAATGTTATGTAAATCTGTGTCTATTACCAGTTCGCCCAAGGGACCGGTATAGGTGCTTGAGTGGGCAGTATTGCCTCTTTTAAGTAATATTGTTTCAATGTTTATGTTTGCCATTAGATAGTTCCGCCGTCAAATGTGTATGTGGTAGATTCTGGAGGTGGTGCACTCTCAGAATAGTATGCTGGCAACACTTCTAGATCTAATGGAACTCCGTAGTTGTCATCGATATACAAGGGGCTAGATATGTTGGTGCTGGTTTTTGTTAGTTTAAAAGTTAACTTGTAGAATCTATTTTCTAAACTGCTGATTGTGGCGTTATCAAGTGTGAAATTGCCTTGTCCCAGTTGTATATTTCCCTGAGCAAAGCTGACTGCGTAGGCATTCACAGTGACTTGATTGGTGGGATCTTGTACCATTGCCTCTACAGTGTAAGCACTGAGATCAACACTTTTTTGATCCTGATTACGGATGATAACTTGTATGGGATTGTCTATGCCTTGATAGACTTTGATAGGACGACTATACACAACTCGGTTCCTTGTAGTAAATATGCTGGGATCAAAAACTTGAACCTCGGCTGTATTTGGATATAAATATGCTTTGACAGTGATCATTTTATTGTCTTTAACATATTTATCGGATACTGTGGAAGAACACTACAAGCAACTACTAGGCGAATACCCCTTTATTACTTTTTTGACCTACGGGAACAACGAGTACATAGGTATTATACAAAATTTTGATGAACTAATCACCACCATTTATGATTTTGGATTACTCAAAGATCCCGGGCTTAAAAAAAGCTATTTGGAACTGGGAGAAACTTGGTGGTGGGAAAGCAATAGGTTGATACCTATCAATGTGTTTTTGAAGCAGGATTGGGCGCAGTTTAGGCCCTATCTACGCACCATGAACAGTAAGGACGTAGAGATCAAGATGGGGCCCTATGTGAGCCTAAAAGAAATGGCTACCAAGCGTAGCAAGCGAAAGTCAATTACCTTGGTTAGAAAGGTTGCTTAACAAGTTCATGTTTACGCACACAAGATGTGCGTAGGCCACACCGTGACTTTTTTTGAATCCATAACTACCATCTGTGGGCTTGTCCCAGATAGTTTCAGCAACTTCTGCCCAAGGTCGACCTATTAGATGTCGTTTAGCTGGACGTATAATTGCCAAAAACATGGCCATACGCGGTATCGAGTTTACTGCTTCGGGCATACGTATCAAGGTATCATAGTGATTGCCAATATGAATCAACTGACTACAGAACTCTTGATCATATAATCTATCCCAGGCCGGCTCCTGTGCCATCAGTTCAACCAAATGCGATTCGCTCTTTATCTGTGTATATAATGATACATTTAGCAGATCCAATTTTGTATAGCCCAAGTCCTCGGCAATGTTGTAATCCAGGGATGCTTGTCCTGTAAAAGGATCTTGTGGTATCTCGGTAACATAAATTCCGGTGTTGTGTCTGGTCAACCGACCGTCTCGTAGTATACTGGCGGCAGTATGCGGCAACAGTTTCAAGGCTGCATCACGATTGGCAAAGTCTATGTCAATATCACTAGAGAATTTAATTTTTAGATTCATTTATTCTTTCTGCTTTTCGTCTTGCCCAACCTTCTCTCATTTTTTGTTTTTCTTCTTCAGTTCTTAATTGGTTCTATATCACAAGCCGGCCTTCTGTAAAACATGTTTGCACCATTCGGTATCAGCAACATAGTCACGAAATTTCTGATCCCAGTAGTCGGGATTGATCCAGGGAATTATGATTTCCATTTGCTCTCCATTGAGCGATTCAAGGAATTCAAGCCCACTTGTGCAATTATAGATAATCCAAGGACTAATACGACCGGTAGTGATATGAAAGCAAACACGATTAGGGTTAGCATATCGAAAATAGTCACTAAACCCGTTTTTAAGATCTGAGTGTTCTTCTGCATAGTCGGTCATTTCCTTTAAGGCACGTTCCAGTGCGTCTTGCGTGGCTTCACGTCGCACATATTCGGCCAGCCACTCGCCGTAAACTGTGTCCCGGCACCAAAAATCTATTTTTTTATTATTGCGTAGTAGCCAATCAAGGAAAGCAGTAAAATTAATACACCGTATAGATTGGCAGTATCGTCCAAATTTGACGAAAGCATTATAATAAGGGCTAGCCACAAAAGTTTCATAATTTTTTAACCGGGCACTACCCTGCGTGGTTTCATAAAATCGCAGATATGCTTTTAACCCAAGTTGTACTCCTACTTCTTTTTCCTGTTGCCATCGGCGTTTGTTTTCACACAAGTGAGCCATTAATGTGGTTTCTTTGCGAAATGGCTTTTCGCAGTAGCGACATTTATAGCTCGGCTTTGATTCTTCTATCGTCCCAACCATGTTTACGTGCCAGTTCTTTTAAATCTTCTTTGGTATTAATTCGTTCCATTAAACGTATCTCGTCCTCTTTGGCTTCGGGATACATCAAACGCAAGAACTTCAAACTTTTGTTGTCACTATCTTTTTTCTTTGCACTGATCCATTGATGATGTTGTTTGCCCAAGTCTGGACTCACTGTTGTGGCCAGCAGCCACTGTAGTTTTTTATGCTTGGTTGTGCTGATGTCAAAAAAGTTACGATTCAAGTTGTCATTTAAATTGGTCAAGTAGTAGCGTTCTAGATCAGGATCACCGGTCACGCTACTGCCCCAACGTATCATCAAGAAAGGACTAAATGCTTTTTGTTCTTCTGCAGTCATACTGTCGTAGTAGCCACGATCCTTGCGATCAAATGCAGCCATTTCGTTTCCGATATACAACTTTGAGTTGTAGTCAGGTGGTGTGCGCGGTTTAGCGGGTTTCTTGGTGGCCATTTTTATACTCTATGATGT